ATGGTTGACATTCATCATATTGATTGCAGGGGTATGGGTAGCAGCAAGAATAAAGATGAAATCAAAAATCTAATGGGTTTGTGCAGATCCTGTCATATCGAATATGGAGACAAAAAGCAACATATAGAATTTTTGAAGATGAAGCATTTAACATTTATAGAAAGTTATGGCAAAACCTACTGATATATTTGTAGCAGTTTATACAAACAAGGTTAAAAGCTATTGTGATGTTGAATTTTTTAATGCCTTGCAAAACAATATCAGCACAGATGATATCTATATTGTTGATAATACAAACGATAATGGCAACTATGCAAATGAATTGCGAAATATAATTGACTGCAATATTGTAAATTTGGACATACCAGAAGAGCCTATCACTACAAGATTCCACAGGAAAGTAACAGAATCGGTTTTGTTCTTGCGTGATACTTTTTTAAAGTATAATTATAAATACTTTCTAATAGCTGAAAGTGATGTCATTATTCCACCAAACACAATAGATACTCTTTTAGAAAATATTGAAACCCTGCCTTCGGACACAGGAGCAGTAGGTGCATTATATTATGAGGGTTATCATAACTACGGATTAACAGGCATACAATATACTGACCACGTTTTATCTGGATGTACAATTTATAAGCGGAGTATGATAGAGAAATATCCATTCCGTTATCAAGAAGATTATTTACAAGCATTCCCAGATGCTTTTATTTGCATAGATGCTATCAATGAATTTAAATATTATAACAATCACGAATTAAAGTGCAAACACGCACATTCAAGTAACGGCTCAAGATATATATAATGAAAATAAATAGTATTTCAATAGATTCAACCAATTCAATAACAGATTTATGTCTGCTTGGTGTAAAATATCCAACAGATAAATCCCCTTATAACATAGATGCTAACTTGCACAAACACGCATACACATCAATATACAATCTATTGTTTTCTAACATTAGGTATAAAGACATTAAACTTGGGGAATTAGGGATTTTAGATAACAATTCAATGCTATCTTGGAGAGAGTTTTTTCCAAATGCTAAACTATATGGGTTTGAGTGGTTTGATGCCAGATTAGATAAGGCAAAAAATGATAATATAGATTGCACATATATAAAGATGAATGTAAAAGATGTTAATTCAATATCTGAAGGACTATCTGTTGCAGGTAAGTTTGATATATTAATAGAGGATTCAACACACCTATTTGAAGATCAAATAAAGTTTATAAATGAGGCTTATAAACATTTGAACACAGGTGGAATTTTAATAATTGAAGATATATTTATAAATGCCAATGAAGAAGATTATTGTAATGCTATAAACTCTGATTACTTTTCTTCTGCAACATTTATATTTGCTAACCATAACTTAAAGAATTCTTTAGGATGGAATAACGATAAACTATTGGTGTTACATAAAAACGATAAATGATGTTCTTAAATATTATAACACCTTGTTCAAGACCACAGAATTTAAAAGTAATTGCTGAAAGCATACCTAAAGATTGCAGATGGATTGTCGTGTTTGATGGTACAGAATTGCAGGATGTACCTGATAATTGTGAAGCATATTATTTGAAAGATGTCAATAGTATATATGGAAATGCTCAAAGAAACTTTGCTCTTAACTTAGTTACTAAAGGACATATTTATTTTAATGATGACGATACAATTATTCATCCAGACTTATGGGATGAGATAAAAGATAAGGATGCAGACTTCATATCCTTTAAGCAATCTAACAAAGATGGCTCATTAAGATTAGAGGGAATAGAAATATTACCTAATTTTATAGATAGTCATAATTTTATAGTATCTGCTAAATGTGTAAATACAAGATGGGTATTAGATAGATACGATGCCGATGCTTATTTTGCGATGGATTGTTATAAAAATGCAAAACAAAGTTTATATATCCCTAAGGTCTTATCTGTTTATAATTCCTTAAAATAATAAAAATGATAGATACAGAGGGCAAAGTAGGTAGACCGACAAAATATAAAGAAGAATACTGCGAAATGCTTATAGAACATATGTCAGAAGGTTACTCTTTTGATTCATTTGGTGGAATTATAGAGGTTGCAGAAGATACATTGTACGAATGGGTGAAGGTGCATAAGAAATTTTCCGACTCCAAGAATATAGGAACGCAAAAAAGTATGATTTGGTGGGAGAAAATGGGCAGGAAAGGAATGACCAATGAGATACCATTCTTTAACGATCGTATCTGGAGGTTGAATATGATCAACAGATTTAGAAGCAAATGGAGTGATGGAACAAAGAATGAGAATAACGACAAAGTAAAAACAGAAATAATTGTCAGATACGAAGGAGATACTTCTAACGATTCAGAAGCCACACAATAACCAACAACTTGTTTTAAATAGTAAGGCAAGGTTTTTAGTTATGATGGCAGGGAGGAGATGGGGCAAATCTCTTATCAGCCAAACCATTGCCATTAGGAACGCATTAGATGGCAAATTAGTGGCTTATGTTACTCCGACATACCAACTATCCAAAGTTTTCTTTGAGGACATTTTAAAGAGGTTACCAAGCGAAGCAATCAATGCTAACAAGTCAGACCTAACGATTGAATTTATTACAGGTGGCAAGATTAGATTCTTTACAGGAGAGAGGTTAGATAACTTCAGAGGATTAAAGTTTCACATTGCTATAATAGATGAGGCTTCATACATAGCCAATTTGGAGGATGGTTGGCTTAATTCAATCAGACCTACACTAACAGACTATAAAGGCAGGGCTTTGTTCCTATCCACTCCCAGAGGCAAGAACTATTTCTATTCTCTATTTATGAAAGATGAGCAGGGTTGGGAATCATTTAAATTTACTACATACGATAATCCATATATTGACAAGACAGAGATAGATGAGGCAAGAACGCAACTACCAGAGGCAGTATTTGAGCAGGAATATATGGCTAACCCAATGGAGAATGCAGCTAATCCATTTGGCTCTTCTCATATTAGAAGTTGCATTCAACCATTAAGCACAAGGGAGATAGTTAGCTTTGGAATTGACCTTGCTAAATCAACTGACTTCACGGCTATTATAGGATTGGATTCTGGAGGCAATGTAGCATATTTTGACAGGTTTCAAATGGATTGGAATAGCACGAAACAAGCTATCCTGCAACTGCCTAAAAAACCTATGCTAATTGATTCAACAGGGGTTGGAGACCCGATAGTAGAAGACCTGCAAAGGGAAGGAAGGCACATTATGGGTTTGAAGTTCACACAGGTAAGTAAGCAACAATTAATGTTAGGACTACAAACTGCCATTCAGAGCAGAAAGATTGGCTTCCCAGAGGGGCATATCGTTAAGGAGTTGGAAGTATTTGAATATCAATATAGTGCCACAGGGGTAAAGTATTCTGCACCTTCAGGATTCCACGATGATTGCGTTATGGCTTTGGCTTTAGCCTATCAGAATTTAAGCCAGAACACAGGCTCAGGTAGATATTCATTCCTATAATGTCAAGTTTTCTGCTCCATTTACTTGATATTTAGCTAAATTCTTTAGCAAAAAAATAAATAAAAAAAAGTTTAGGAAATTGATTTTTGTATTATCAAAAGGTTTATCTTTGTGTAACAAAACCAAAAACAATGAAAAAGCAAACAACTAAAATTCTCGGTCAGACAGTAACAGTAGGAAGCAAATTGCATTTGAAACTTTTAGCACAGATTAAGCATTTTAATGACCTTGCAAAATTTGAATCTAACTAATAAAACTAAACAAAATGGAAAAGTTAATTGAGAACGCAACACAGAAGCAAGTCCTCATCGGAGCATTAGTATTGGTAATTTTATTCTGCCTTGCAGATAACCTATTTAATTAAACCTTATGAAACAAACCGCAGTCAGTTGGTTACTTGAAACCATAAACAAAAAACTAAATTATGAACTTGGACCTTCTTTTGTTGAGTTCTTTGAACAAGCAAAAGAAATAGAGAAGAAACAAATAATGGATTCTTGGGCAGCAGGGCAATATCCAAGTGCAGAAAATTACTACCAAGAAATCTATGAGCATCCAGACCCAAGCGATGATGAAATTTATAACAACTTTAACCACGAAGGAGGGATTAAGTATGAAACAAACTCATAAAATCAGCGAGTACATTAACCGCAATGCGGAACGCAAGAACGCACATTGGAGAATAACAGGAGAATCAAAGATGTTTATGCACGATGGGATGTGGTATGATGAATCTGTCTTTGATAAGATATTAAGCCTGTACGAATATGTTAAATTTAATCCTAAAGGAGAAAACCCAGATAAAACCAGAATAAAATGATATACGCAATTCAAACAGAAAAGACCTGCCTAATAACTAAACAAGTTAACGGAGTAAAGAAAATGATAACAAGGGTAGTGCCTATGTGGGTAGGGATAGTCAGTCCATTTAACCACCCTTTGATAATGTTTACCAGAAGTGCCAATGAAACAATCCTTCATACAGAAGAGGATATCCTGATGGTAACTGAGATTCTACATCAGAAAGGAATAAAACATAAGGTTACTCAGGTAGAAAAAACATTCAAAAATTTTAAGACATTATTAAAATAAAGATTATATTTGTAAAAACCTACAACTATGGATACAATGACTAAACACGCTATTTTATTAGGAAACTACACTGCTTTACTAGATTATGCCATTGAAGGACTTAGGGGCAATACTGCACAACAAGGCACACAATTAGCTGAATATCTGGAAGGCAGAATCAAGAAAGTAAACGAAGAAATTAATCAAAACACAAATACAAATGAACATCGGAACAATTCTTAAGGAAACAAG